CAGTATGAGACTCTTGCGGTGATCACAGTTCAGACGACTGGCGCGGCGTTGGCGATGATGGACATGGCTGGCAAAGGCCCGAACCGAACGCGCAACTCCAATCCAAACAGAGCGCGACCGAACTTTGTTGAGGTGCTGAATCAGCGTCTCGGCGGTGGGCCTTCACGGTTCATGTGGCGCGGTGGAGAGAAAGCGATCCCAGATTTCCAACGCGAATTGAAGCCCAGCATTGACCGTGTGATCTATCGTGCGAATCAAGAACTAATGAAGGTGAAACTCTAATGGCAATTAACCTCCCAATCGTCACGCAGTTTTCGGACAAGGGCATCAAATCGGCGAAGGCGGCGTTTGCCAATTTCAAGACAGATGTGAGCGCGGCCTCGGGCGCGATGGGCAAGTTCAAGGCGGGAGGCAACGCCGCTCTCAACGCAGTGAAAGCGAACGCGGCGAACCTTGCTCTCGCTGGAGGTGCCGCTCTCGCAGGCTTCGCAGTGAAAGCCATCGGACAGTTTCAAGACCTTGCTCTGGCATCAGGCAAGTTCGCCGACGCGACAGGGCTTTCGGTGGAGGAGGCTTCACGGTTCATTGAGGTCGGCGGTGACATCGGCATTGAAGCGGCCACGATTGAGTCCGCTATCGGCAAGATGAACAGAACTCTTGGCGGCAGTCCCGAATTGTTTGATGAGTTGGGCGTGGAGATTGTGCGAACTGACTCGGGCCTCACCGATGTCAATGGCACATTCTTGAAAGTCATTGACCGATTGAAAGCAATCAAAGATCCTGCGGAGCGCGCTCGAGTGGCGACGCAACTCCTCGGCAGGGGTTGGCAGTCAATGGCTGAACTGATCAACATGGGCTCCGACGAACTTCAGAAGTCTCTTGATTCAGTATCAGGCGCGCAGGTGATCTCCGATGAAGAACTGAAGAAGGCGAAAGAGTACCGAGACACCATGGATGATCTTGGTGACTTGTGGAATGGTTTTGTGGTTGACGCTGGCGGTGCTTTTGTTTCAATGGCGAATGATGCCAAGGAATTGTTTAGTGGTTGGGAAGGTTTTGGGAACCAACTACAAAAGGGCACAGTCGGCAAAATTATCAGCGGTATTTCAGGACTCTTCAATGACAACGAAGAGAACGCAAAGGCGGCGGCAGAGGAGGCGAAGCGTCTCGGTGATGCCTACGCAGGCTATGTCGGATCACGACTCTCGGAGACTCGCGAAGAGATGATCAAGTTGAACAATGCGATTGAGGATGAAAGTGACGCACTGTCAATCCTTGAGGCTCAATGGGCTGACCTCATCGGCGAACTTGATGTCACTGTCAAACTTGGAAACATCAAGACAGGGTTCTCAGAATTGTTTGAGGCTGGTGTCAAAGCGTTCAGCGGAGCGCGCGAGGATCTCCAAAAATACAATGAACTCCTTCTGACAAGCGCGCAAAATGTTTCTAACTTGGCTACGACTCTGGGCGCGAACGCCGAGCAAACCATGATCATCAAGATTGCGTTTGAGACTGGCGACTTCGCCAGAGTGGAGAGCATGTTGGAGATTGTGCGGCGCGGTCTTGTCATTGGGCCCGAAGAGCGTCGTTTCGGTGGCGGTCGTGCGTCTGGTGGCTCAGTTTCGCAGGGTTCAAGTTATTTAGTGGGCGAGCGCGGGCCTGAGATCTTCACACCGTCAGGCAGTGGAATGATCACACCGAACTCGGCGATCGGTGGCAACACCATCACAGTGAATGTTCAAGGCGCAGACCCACAAGCAGTCGTCAGAGCCCTCCAGGATTACAACCGCACTGCAGGCCCGATACCTGTCAACACTCGAGCGAACTAATGACCAAACAAGTTTGGAAGATTGAACGGTTTAGCGATGACAAGACTTCCGATGTCATGTCCTTTACTTACTCCACGGGGAGGCGCACACAGTTTGATTCTTGGGGCCCCGGTGGGCTTGTGTTGACTATTAAGAACGAGTCCAATCAGGCTGATGGCTACAACTTGAACGACAGGATTATTCTGACTGCGATCGGCACTGATTGGTATCAGTGGTTTTTTGTTCAAGAGGTTCTGTTCAACGATCTTGGCGGTGACGGGGCTGGTTCTACTGCCACAATTATTTGTACCGATCTCCTTGGTCGCATGGGCAGAATTTCAGTATTTGAGCAGTCACTTGGAAGCGCAGGCACGCTGGATCAAATAGCCAACGAGTTTGATCCTTTAATGCCAGCAGGAACAGGAATTGGCATCAACAGCAGTGGTGCTTCAACTGCGGCCGCTGACGGTTCATATACAGGAACGGCTCTTAACCGTCTTAACTTAAACATGACAACAGAACAAGGATGGCTCTATTTAAATGGATATTCCGTTAATTTGTTTGGACGCGTGGACATTGGCACATTTACACAGTCAATTACTTTTGCGCGCGAGGCTTTAGGAGCATCCCAGTTCGGCTATTCAGACATCAAGCGCATTGCGCTCGGACAGAACTATCTGAACACTTGCACTGTGACTCCACCAGTCGCCGCCGCACAGAACACCGCAGACTCCGCAGGCGTGGCAACATACGGCACATACGGCACAGAGTTTGCGACAGTAGACAATAGCGCAACACAAGCACAGTCGTTTGCCCAATGGCAGGTCTTTTCTCGAGATGATCCCGATGAACTGTCCTTCCAGATCAGTCTCTCCGACACCGCCAACGATCTGACTCAACTGTTTAATGGGATTTGGTATTACGATGCAATTGTTGCGGTGTCTTACAAGAAACCCGGCTCAGCAACGCCTGTCACTTCATCTCAGATCATGCAAGGCTGGTCAATGTCAGTGAACCCATCACGCACCGACATTGAAGTGTTCACCAGCCCGCTGACATACACCAACTTCTTTACACTCAACTCCGCTACTTTTGGAGTTCTTAACACAAGCCGTCTCGGCTGGTAAGGTACAAACATGACGATCAACACGACTTTCAGTGTGGGCGCAACCCTTACTGCGGCCCAACAAAACAACTTTCCTCGAGGTTTAGCGGCAGACATTAAAAAGAGTGAAACAACAGACACTTACACCTCAACAGAAAAAGCAATGCTGGCAATCACTTTTAGCCAAGTGTCAGGCCGCAACTATCTCATCACTTTTATTGAACCGAACTTGGCAGGTACAGCCGCCACGACAGCCACCTATCGTTTTAGGGAAGGTGCTGGCGTCGCTGGCGGTATCTACAACACTTTTAGAGCGCAAATTGCAATTGCTACTAGCACGACTGCCACCTTCCAGTATGTTCTTGCCGCCACTACTTCAAGCACATTGACTATTACTTGTGGAGCCATCGCTGCCTCAGGGACAGTTACCGCAACCCGATCATCATCACAAATCTGCAATATGTTTGTCACCGATCTTGGCACAGGATATGTGTACACGACATGATCCTTTCTAACCCTCCCAAGGCGTTGATCGTGCTTGTCGCGATTGTTCTTGTTCTCGCTGGATGTTCCGACCGTGTGCGCGACACTTGCGAAACTAAACCAACCGCACCCAGATGCGACACCTCAACAGGAGCGACAACACCGTGAGAAAACTTTCAAACTCAGAGATCAAGGCTCGGCTAGTGCTCATGGTCGGAGCGGCCCTTTCAATCACTTTCATCATGTCCATCGGCATGATTCTCTACTCACTGGCATTTGTTGTTCAACCGCTCGAGGTGTCACCGAATGACTCAAAATCTTGGGAGACCCTCTCGAGCGTACTTCTCGTTCTGGCTGGAAGTTTGACGGGTTTGCTCTCGGCGAACGGGTTGCGAGACCGAGACAAGGACAAGGAGAAATCAGATGACTGACTATCCAGTGCGCCCGATGGTGTTGCCCGCCGATCTGACACACGCCATGAACGGACTCCTGCGGCCTGATGTGCTTCGCAAGATTGGGCCCTCGTCTGGGCAACTTCACCGACACGCCGCGACCGCATGGAACTGCTTGAAACTGGCCGCATACTTTGACGGCATCTCGCTGGATCATGTCGGCGCGTACCGCACACTCGCAGGACAGACCGCACTCTTCAAGCAACGCTACTCACTGGTAAAACAGGGCAGAGACATCACACGCAAAAGCAACGGGCAGATCTTCTATCTGCGCGACGGTTTCGCACCATCTTCGAGCCCCGGCATGAGCAATCATGGTTGGGGCTTGGCGATAGATGTGGCATCGGCATCAGGCGACCGTCTGAAGTGGTTGCTCGCTGGGAACGCTGAGAAGTTCGGCTGGTCTTGGGAAGTCAAGAACGGCCCGCAGGCTGAAGCGTGGCACATCCGCTATGTGTGCGGAGACAAGGCTCCCAAGGGCGTTCTAGAAGCCCTCAAAGCGTTCCCCGAGTTGAATGCTTGACATTCACCCACAGGCTTGGTCAGATGACTGAGCCAAGAGTCCGCATCTGCGGGCCGACAACTGGAGGCACACCATGAATCCATTCAAGTTTCTGTCCCTTACTTTCGGTTTCTATCTCAGCCTTGTGGTCGTGTTTGGAGGAGGTGGCAATGCCAGCCCCGAGCCGACACCGACACCGACCTCGTTCCCGAGAGTCACCGTTGTGATGCTGACACCCGAGCAACAGACCGACAGGCTCGCCGAACTGTCTCCCAGCCCCACCACTACAATCGCACCAGTGGTCATTGTGGAGGTCTCTGAGGACACCGAATGCCAGATGTGGCTTCAGACCGCTCTTGAGGCTGGATGGCCCAACGATCGCAAGATCTTGGATCGGCTCGGTTTCATCATGTGGCGCGAGTCCAGATGCCAACCGACCGCAGACTCAGGCCCCGATCACGGGCTGACACAGATCAACCAGATTCACTCAAAGTGGATCACCGATCTCGGTTGGACTCATGAACAGATGAAAGACCCAGCCCTCAATCTGCGCTTCGCATGGTTGCTCTACTCGGGCCGAGAGGCGAACGGTCAGTGTGGCTGGACACCGTGGTCTCTGTCATGCTGATGGATGAACCGCCGATCATTGGCGATTGGGCTGATCGTGGCGAATGCCGAGGGCATCCGACCTCATGGTGGTTTCCCGTGGAGTCACGAAAGAACGCCGCCGAAACCAACACCGCGAAGGCGATCTGCCGATCCTGTCCAGTGATCTCCGAATGCCTCGAGTATGCGATGCAATACCCCACGAACTACATGGGGCTTCAGGGCATTTGGGGAGGTTTGACTGTCTCTGGTCGGCGCAAGTTGGAGGCTGAAAGATACTGGATCCAACTGACCTCCAAGGCGCATCCTTGACTCTGACTCACCCATCGGTCACAATGAGACAAACCAATCCCGACAGGAGCACACAATGGAAGACGACACGGCCCGACAAATACTTCAAGAAATGGAGGCAACTGCCGAGCGACACCGCTTGATCGTTGCCCATCTGCGAAGTCAGATCATCCAATGGAAGAACATCGCTGGAGGTCTCGCCGAGTGCCTCGTTGAACAGATGGATGATCCCGAGTCCGACAACGCGCTCCACATCAAACAGATCCACGACTTCGCTCGAGCGTTGAAGTATGACGGAGGCGAACTTGATAGCGCGATTCATCTTGGCGAGTTCTTGAACAGAATGGAACTCTGATGGATCTTTCAAACTATGTGGATGTCCCGTCGCGCTTCGCGTTAGCACTGGACAAGTGGCCCGATCTACGAGTCGTGGAATCACCTCCCGAAGTTGTCACTGTCGGAGATCAGACCTTCATCTCGGTGACCATGACGGTGTACCGAACACCAGACGATCTCATCCCAGCGCGAGGATGTGCATGGGAGCCGATACCCGGCAAGTCTTCCTTCACTCGAGGCTCCGAGATGATGAATGCTTCAACCAGCGCGCTCGGTCGTGCGATCGGGCTCATGATGCCATTCGGCAAGATGGCCTCAATGGAGGAAGTTCGCAATCGTCAGCCCGAAACAGGCTCACAGAAGCCCGCTGGAGGCTCTGCGATTCCAAGAACGACTCAGAGTGCCACATCTTCATCAGGGGATTCTCCGAGCGATGCCCAACTCCGCATGATCAGGGCTCTTGGACATTCCGACGCGATGCCGACCACGAAGGCGGCCGCATCCACACTGATCACCGCATTGAAGAACAAGGTCACCGCATCAGATGAGGGCGCGTTCTGATGAGACCATTCACGATCACACCAAACGACATTGCCAACGCTGAACTTCACGCGGTCATTCATGGAGGGCCACGATCTCATCGCGACAATCTGATTGGCGCATTAGGTGAAATTAAAGTCTTGGAATGGTTGAACGAGGGCGAAAGTCGCAACACTTGGCGATTTAGTGAATCTAAAGATCATCATGACATTGTTGGTGAAGGAGGTTTAACAGTTGAAGTTAAAACACAATTGATTTCAGTGCCACCTCTTCCTTATTACAAAGTGAATATTTCGGCTAAATCATGGGAGCATAAACAGAATGTTGATGCGTGGATCTTTGTGATGGTTCACAAGTCATTGCTGAATGGTTGGATTGTCTCTTTAGTAAAAAAAGAGCACAGACAGTTATTTGATTTTCATCTCAAAGGTGAATTTATGTACGAAACTAAACCGAATTCTATGGATGTAGTTCCGCAATATATGAATGACACATACACTTGCGAAATTGGCAAATTGAATGCTTGAGAAGCACTTCCAGCAGAAGGTCATCACCGTCGCGCACTACTACGGTTGGCTGGTTCAGCACACTCGAGCGGTGAACTCTGAGGGCCGTTGGATGACACCGATCTCTGGTGACGCAGGCTATGTGGATCTCACGCTCGTTCATCCGACCAGAGGGCTGATCTTCGCCGAATTGAAGACCGACAAAGGCAAGGTGTCGCCGCATCAAGCCAACTGGATCACCGCTCTGGGCGAGTATGCCGAATGCCATGTATGGCGACCGAAAGATCTCCACACCATTATCCACAGACTCCAAGGAAGAAGAGAATCATGACCACAGTTGTCCCCATGTTCCCAATCAAGATCTACCAACGGCAAGACGAGCACTACACCTCGAGCATGGTCGCGTGCATCATCATGGATGAGGCCCAGCCTTGGGACACCATCTTCGTCACCATCTCGGGAACACCTGTCCCGATGTCACGCATCGCATTCTCCAAGGTGCTGATCAACGGTGAATGGATCTCTCACGACTGAGGCGCATTGACCAGCCCGTCACCCATGTGACATGATCCAGCGTTACAACAGAGAACCAGCAGACCGTCAGACGAGAGGTCACTAGCCCCGGCATGACACTGAACTATGCCAGAGGGAACACTCGGGAACGAGGGTAGGCGGCCGTACACCGATACGGCTGATCAGCGTTTCCAAACGAACATGGCGAATGGTTGTCCACCGAACAAAACTAGACAGGCTTCCAGCGAGAGACATCTCCGAATAGTGGGGGAGTCAAACCACACGCGCTCTCATGACAAGTGAGGGCAAGCGCAACGGTGCTCTTCCGTTGTGCGCGCCAGTATCTCTTGACCTTGAACTACGCTCTTGAACTATGACAGGGAACCCGATCTACCAAACCGCCAGATGGAAACAACTACGCCGCCAAGTCCTAGACGAACAACCCGAATGCCACTGGTGCCTACAACGAGGCAAAAGAACACCGAGTACCCAATGCGACCACCTCGTTGAGTTAGATCGCGGAGGCGACCCATACGACAGAAGCAACCTCGTCGGATCATGCGCTCGATGCAACTCATCACGAGGAGCGACATACATCAACCGCAAAACCGCACAACGAATCCAAACAAGAAATCAACTCGGCAATCAAACCACCGACAAAAGAGATCAAGTTTCTTTTTCCATAGAGACGAAGAC